GAAGACCAAAAGAAAGTTCTTATTGAGCGCATGAACGAGCGCATTAAAGAGATAGTGACTAGAGCAAACTCATTGATGTCTAGCTTGTAAGCAACAACACTGGTAACAACACCCCCTTGCTGGTATTACTGTCACCACCAGATGCCGTGCGACCTTCTGAGAAGGCTGTGCGGCATTTTTCTTTGAGCCTGTCTTTAGGTATTATCACTACGGTTTTGTACTCTAGTACAAATGCCCAGTAGTCTGCTTCACTGGTTGATATACCTGATGGCGCTCCACGACTTTCGTATTCTACAAAAACATTACCAGTCTTGTGGGCTATGAAGTCCCTCTTGACCTCTATCTTTGCCCCAGAAAGAAGATGAGCAAGCCAAATTTCTTCGACTTGCCCAACCTCTAAATCATATCGGAAGTCCGAATTGAATTTCATTTCTTTTCAAACTGATTAGAAATCCACTCTTCAACCTCTTGCCTTTTCCACCGTTTAATTCTAGCGGATAGAACCAAAGCGTTGGGAAAGTTGCTGTTGCTTTGGATAACGTAGTTAACCGACTTAGGCTTGATTGATAGCATCTCAGCTATCTCTTTGATGTCAATAAAGTCGTTACTCATTGTGCGCGCCCCTGCTTCCATCTTGTAAACTCCTCAGATAGAGATTTGAACTTCTCCCTCGCTTGGGAGTTTGTTTTCATGTCTGCCCTACTTGGTATACCTAAGTAAGACCTTAGACCATGAGCCACTTGCTTCTCACGCTTATCGTCATCTACGGCGTCATAATCCTCGATGATGCCTTGCTCAAATATGTAATGAGCAAAGTCTACATTCCTACACAACATTCCAGCACTTGATATAAGTCTTCCTGTGTCTCGTTGCTCTGTAGAAATCTCTGGCTGGTCATCATCCCCCAGCTTAACCATTGCTACCATGTAGCGCGACCCAACCCAATCAGTGTGAAGGCTGGGCGGCACTTCGTTAGGGTGTAGTGCAAGCCTCAAGATTGTGCCTTGCTTGCTTTGCGACATAGATGTCTTAACCGCTTCAAAATTAACTGCGGCATCCCTTACATCAACCATCGTACTTACCCTTCTTTAAGTTCCCATTTGCCTTAACACTGATGCTAAGTTCTTTTAACTGTTCACGAGCAGTCTTCTGGGTGTTCCCTTGAAAGTTGCCACGCTTTTGATTGGCGTAACTTCTGTCCTGACGCTTACCCACAACAGAGCCGCCATAGTTTTGAAAGTTAATAACCCTTTCTTTCATCATTTTGATGTGAGCCGCAAATTCCTCAACGGTCATATCAGCCGCGCTCTTCTCCATTTTCTTCTCCCTTTGCTAACTTTATTCTTCCAAGCGCGACATCAATCATCGCGCACCACATATCTAACCTGTTGTGATGTACAGGTAACTCAGCAACAACTTCCAACATTTCATCTGTAGGTTGCCTCATGGCTGTTATTGCTTGTTCAGCTAAGTGGTCATAAAGGATTGGCATGTCATTAGACTGCAAGCCTTCATGTGCCTTCATGATGGCATACGCCACCTTGTCAACTTGTTCCATTAAACTTCTCCCAATTACTGCGCGCCCAACCCAAAGGGTCAACGCCTTGTAAATCCCACCATGTCTTTTCATCCCCAAAGGCATGCAGTTTCATGTGGCAAGAGTGGCACAGAGGAACACACCAATTGTCTCCCACCTTCATTCCCATAGCATTAGGCTCTGCGAACATGATGTGGTGTGCCTCTGCGCCATACCCACAGACCAAGCAGGGCGTACCCCTCAAGGTCTGTAGATACTTCTTCGACCTAACTCGTTTAGAACGGAATGTCATCTGCGAGTGGCGTATCGTTGGACTGGGTCTGCGGTGCTTGTTGGCGCTCCTCAAACTTACTTCCTGTCAGCGAAACAAAAACCTTACCAGTCTTTTGACTGGTTTTTTTCCATCCTGCTAAACGTAGCTTTGGCTTTGGGTTTCCCCTAGACATTTGCTCAACAAGGTCATTGATAACCTCATCAGAAAGTTCCAAGTCACCTGTGTAGTCAGGTTGATTAGGCTTCTGTTTTCTATCGTTGGTAAACAGAACGCCAGATGGTGGATATTGATTACTCATGCCGCTTCTCCTTTTGGCTCAAGAGTTTCTTTGTGTGCAGTAAAATTCTTTAGGACATCATCATACAGAGCCTTGTCGCCATTCTTTAGAATGTCTATGGCTTGCTTATTTGTACCCCAAAAACCGCGCAGTTGGTCAACGGTTGCACAGTCAGGAATGAATGTGTTGAAGACTTCAGCTACCAACTTTAATCCTTCAACATCTTTCTTCTCACCGTTTGCGCTTTCGATAGTCACCTTGCGCTCAACACCCTCTGGCAAATCTTCTCCAGCATAAATGTAATGCCCAAGCCCATGCATAGCACAGCACTTAGCCAGACAACGCTGGAGCGCGGTGTTAACTTGGAAGCTGTCAGGCTGAGACACAGCTTTGTTAGCATGATTGAGAACAGGAAGAACTTCAGTTTGAGTTTCTCCGTCAACATCCACTGTCACTGAGACAAATGCATATCCTGCTGGGTCAATCATGTACGGCAACGTGCAGTCATTATTTGCACTAGAGTACAAATTTTTTGTGAACGTAGCCTTGGGATAGTTTTTCTTAACAATACCCCAAGCCCATGCCCAACTTAGGTAAGTTAGGCCGTTTTTATCTTCAGTGTGTTCTGACACGTCAATGCCAGACAAAGTTTCCCATACACTACTCATCTTTGTTTCCTTTGTACTGTGAACAGAATTGAGCGACACCGCAGTAGTCGCCACTACACCGCACATAATCTCCCATGCGGTGTTCAATCTCAGTCGGCACTCCCTGTGCCTCAGAGAATTTGTTTGCCTCGTCTAAATTATCGAAGACGCGCATAGCCCTTTTCAAGCCCTTTTTCTTTACCGCCCAAGCGTCATCACGTTTCCAGCGTTCCTCGTCACTGCACTGGATAAATGTGTCATCAACACCTTCGGCTATGTCATAAACATTCTGAGCGCCCTGATGCATAGAGACGCGCTCATGTATGTACTGAATGCGCTCCATCTCAGCCCACATAGGCACATCAACGATTACAACAGGTGCCTGTGGGTAGTTTGGTTTGTTCTGTGCATCGCGCCTGTTCCAGTCCCTTAGAATGGCGCATATGGATAGCTTCCTTACCTTCTTGCCTTTGTTCTTTTGAACTAAGTAGGCGTAGACATTCAACTGTCGCTCCCAGTCTATCTTGCCATGAATGACAGACCATACACTGGTGACTTTGTAGTCGGTAATCTCAACTGCCTGACCCTCAATCTTCTGATGGTCAACGGCTCCAGAAAGAACCCATCCGTTTATTTTAGTGAACAATCTTTCCTCAAGCACAACATCATCTGATGGCTCAGTGCTTTCCAGAACATGGTGTACCGCCGTGCCAAACAAAGCCCATATGTTATCTACAACATCAACCGTGCGGTCATCGTGATGTTGCTCACGCATCAGCCGAACTCTGGGGCTGTCAATCAGGGTGGTCACAGATATATCTGCTTTGCCCTTGCTATATTTGTCATTTCTGGCAAAATCAACAAATGACTGCGGCAAACTGTAATTATTGGTAATTTCCATGTGTTGTCTCCTTCCAATACCCTTCTAGCAGTAGGGCAAATGCAAGTCAATAGGAAAAATAAGAGATGAAAGAACACATATTTCAAATACTTGGCGAACCAGCCTCAAAGGCTAATAGTCGTAAAATAGTCCTAATAAGAGGGCGCCCAGCATCAATTAAGTCAGACAAGGCCAGAAAGTACGCATCTGAATTTGTCAAACAGTGCCAAAGCATTGACCCCTTGTTTGAAGAAGATGTAAAAGTCGAAATGTTAATTTATTACGCTTCAAGGAGACCCGACCTAGATGAAAGTCTTATTTTAGATTTAATGCAGGGGGTAATTTATAAAAATGACAGGCAAGTTAAGCAGAAGAATATTTACTGGGGGCTTGATAGGGAAAACCCAAGAACAATCATCAGAGTGTCACCTCTGGAGAGCGGTGATATCCCAAGCTATCTCGGATGCCTACCTGAATGAACCTAAAGAGCGCGACATCATAGAGGTCTGGATACACTCTGAGGATTTTGTAACTGTGTGTGATTTAGCAGACATTGATTCCTCCAAGATGAAAAATAATTTTATTTATATTTTAGATGCCAAAGAACCAATTGCCAGATACGAGGGCAGAAAATTAAAGGACTTGATAGATAGAAAATAGACCTATAGTACAAATGTAGTATATATATATATATAATATATATAATACATCTATGTACTATAGAGTACATATGTACTATGTCGTCCTTTTAGTCCGTTGTGGCAAATTCCATATTGACAGCATTGTCTACTCGGCATATCGTAATTGTGTCGTGGAGATTAACAATGAAAACAGATTTGCTTATACGCGGGGAAGCCCTCCGCATGGGCGAGGGTCAGCATAAAGTCGTCTGTCCCATTTGCTCACCTCAGAGAAAAAAGAAAAAAGAACGCACACTTTCGTTGAGAGTGGGCGATGAAGGTATTTTATATAACTGCTGGCATTGCAGTGCTAATGGTGTTGTGGCACTTGAGGAGAGATACATGCCAGCCAAGAGGAGCAACAAAGTGGCGTTGGCAGTTCAGCATAATTGGGATGACTTAAACGATAAAACAATATCTTGGCTAAAAGGCCGTGGTATATCAAAGGATACAGCAGAAAAAGCAAAGATTAAATCAGGCGTTCACTACATAGGCGCTCTGCAAAGTCAGACAGATTGCGTTGTGTTTCCCTATTCAAATCAGGGGCAAACATACGCCGCCAAGATACGCTCATTAGGTGATAAGGGGTTTGCTTGCAACGGCGCGCCAGCATCATTCTTCAACTTGGATTCAGTTGTTGCTGGAGATGATTTGTTCATTTGCGAGGGCGAGATGGATGTACTCGCTATGATGGAAGCAGGGTTTGAAAGCTGTGTGTCAGTTCCAAATGGCGCGGTCATGAAGGTTGTAGATGGCAAGATAGACCCACAGGATGACAACAAGTTTAGATTTCTTTGGGACGCCAAAAAGAAAATAGAAAAGGCACACAGAATTATTATTGCCACCGACTCAGATGGAGCCGGACAAGCTATGGCAGAGGAGATAGCGCGGCGTATAGGTAAGGATAAGTGCTGGAAGGTTGAGTTCCCCGAAGGCTGTAAGGATGCCAATGATGTTCTATTGAAGCACGGCAAGAAGGGTCTGGAGAAAGTTGTCCAAAAGATTATCCCTTGGCCTGTGGCTGGACTATATGATGCCTCACATTTTTATGAAGAATTGGATGAGATATACGAAAAGGGAATGGGTAGTGGCGCGTCCACTGGGTATTCCAACGTGGATGAATATTACACAGTTGTTGAAGGCCAACTAACTGTAGTCACAGGCCACCCTTCATCAGGAAAGTCTGAATTTATTGACCAGATAATGGTAAACCTAGCGGAGCAAAAGGGATGGAAGTTTGCTATTTGTTCGTTTGAAAACGAGCCAAGACTGCATATCGCAAAACTTATTAGCAAGCATTTCTCCAAGCCATTCTTCACTGGCGTAACCCCACGGCTCACGCCTGACGAATTAGAGCGCGGCAAGGACTTTGTGCGTGAACACTTTAGCTTCCTGTATCAGAATGATGGCTCACTAGCCACGATTGATGGCATTGTTGAGAGGTTGAAAATTGCAGTGATGCGTCATGGAATTAGGGGCGCAATAATTGACCCATATAATTACATTCAGAAAAATGGGGATATGAGTGAGACAGATTGGATTAGCGAGATGCTGACCCAGTTGCGCGTGTTTGCTCAGTCTCATGGCATTCACTTGTGGTTTGTGGCTCATCCTACAAAGATGATGCGCGGTACTGACGGTAAAGTTCCGCCACCAAAGGGATATGATATTTCGGGTAGCGCGGCTTGGTTTGCGAAGGCAGATGTCGGTCTATCAGTTCACAGACCAGACCCAGTGGCGAATGCTATAAGCGAGATACACGTTTGGAAGTGCAGATTTAGCTGGGTTGGTAAGCAGGGCGTTGCTGATTTATTTTTTAGCCCTGTGACATCACGATATTCCATCGGTGATGACAACGACAATTTTCCAGATGTACCATCGTACAAATCTGAAGATGTTCCGTTCTAGGGGGTATTATGGAAAGAAAAGGAAAAATATTACTGGATGAGGCCAAGCAAATCATAGACGCAAGGGGTGACCATTACGGCTCACCCATTGAGAACTTTACGCGCATAGCGAAGTTGTGGTCTGTGGTGCTGGATGTTGAGGTCAAGCCTCATGAGGTGGGGTTGTGTATGGATTTAGTAAAGACAGCGCGCCTATGTGAGACGCCAGAGCATTGGGATAGTTACTTAGACAAATGCGGATATGCCGCCGCTACTATTGAATGTTTTAATGTTGACGGTAAAGAATAGATAGTCTAGCTTAATCAAGACAACGACTTTCGTTGTTTCCTCCCGACACTACTAGGGGGCAGGGCGTAAACCCTGCCTCCCTTTTTTTGCGCTGTTTACAGCTTTGGCATGACACTTGCACTATCAATTTGCATGTCGCGCTTAGTGGACTGCTTGTTGGCTTTGTAGTTAATCCAAGTTCTAGCCAACAAAATTGACATGACATCAGGCATCACCTTGTTACGGTTGGCTACCCTGATTTCAGTCAATGTGTGGAGAAGTTTGCGTACAGGTGAACGAACTGTACCAACACCAGCGGCAAGGTCATCTAGGAATGACTTTGCCTTCTCCAAATCACCATTTACCGACACGATGTAAAACAGCGCGGCAAGAGGCGGCACTGGAATTAGCGTGTTTTTCTTGGTGATTTTTGCCAGCTTGATTGACAATTCAAGCATGGCTGAGTTGATTTCAGTATTGTAGTAGTTCCGCAACTCATCGTTAGTCATTTTGACTGACTTGGTATTGGCCTTGCAACCTCTGAAAGCAACAATGTGCCTAATCACAGCACCTGTCATTGATGGATACGGTGTACCCATGATGGTGAACACGTCCATGTTAGACCTGTTCGCCCCTACATCCATGTGGATGAAGCTCTCTGGCTCAATGCCAAAGATTGCGTGTGTCTTAAACGGCACACCAGCCCTCACACAGGCCGACAGACGGTTCTGACCGTCCTTGAGGTAGCCATCTGACCCAAAGGCCAGTGTGGCGTTTGTGAGCGACCAATTACCGCTCACCATATCATTGGAGTAGACTTTAATCTTCTCAACCTTTTTTGAGCGATTGCCAATGTTTAGGTTTTCAAGAATGTACTCCGCAAGTTTCGGTGACACTTCAATCACGCGAGAGTTTTGCGGGGGGTTCTTGATTAACGAAGAAAGATTAATGACCTGTTCTTCGACCGAAATGTCAGCACTAAGCTGACGCTGTTTTGATACTACTTTTAGCATCTTTTGCCTTTCTGCCACAGTCCGTATGTAGTGGCACTTAGGTTGCCTTGCCCAAGGGCGTTAATGTCTCCCAGCGGTGGGCAATCCGCAGGAATTTTGTACTAGGGTATAAATGTATTAAAAAATAAAGTGGGGCGGCATAACCTTACGACTGCCGCCCCTGTGATGGGTTCCTAAGTGGTAGGAGAACCCAGCGTAGGCCACTCAGGAACTTGCAGACTATCACTTGCCTGTCAAACTACCCACGCTGGTAACTTTATCTTCCTAGCTTGGCTAACTGTATTGTAGCAACACTTAAAACAAAGACACCACTATACAAAACTAATACCCCAGCCAAAAGACTGTTATCTGGATTTTCGACACTGCCTATGCCAGCCATCATGATAAGAAGACCAAGCACCCAGACATAAGACCATCTAAGAAATTTCATCGTAAACATCCCCCCTCATCATGTCCACATGGTAAGTGAACTCATCATAGGTTAGCCAGTGATATGGCGAAGCGTCAATACTGAAATCGACCTTGCCATCCCCGCCAATCTTATAAACATCATGAATGGCCTTACGAATACCCTCGTCATCTTCATCAATGTCTGGGGCGTAGCTGTAGCCATTGTATGTAAAGCTAGGCGCGTTATGCCAACTAATCATCGAACTGCTCCTCATATTGAACGCGAGTATCGTAGTACGCTTGAAGCATAGCGGCCAACTCTGGAAAAGTTTCCCAGTCCACTGGCCGACCCCTAAGTGTGTTTTCAATCTCAGCGTCAAGTGCAATCAATACAGCATTAACGTGTTTTGGGATTTGATATTTAATTTGCATCATCAGTCTCCTTCATTACTATCATCAATTGCGTTGTCGATACTCTCGTCAGCAGAGAGCGCAAGCCCTAGCTTTGAACGAAAGTCTTTCTGATACGCCGTGGTAAGGCCATCTATGTAACTTTCCATAGCCTCTTGAACGACACTGGCTTCCTGCTCGGTAAGCCGTATATTAATCAGCATTGGTCACCCCCTATCTTTCTGGCCTCAAGCACCTCAGTCGATAAAGCCCCGACTAGCGACTTTACTTCCTCGCATGCGGCTTTCTCTGCCTCGTTTATATCAGACGCGCTAACCACTACAGTTCTCTGAACAAACGCCTCAACAGTAACTTCATATGTTTTTTGTACCATCGTACAAATCTCCCTCTACAAAAACCACAACTCCATCAGGCTTGACTGCCATGACACTATGCACACCGCACTCATTAGCCACCCACTTCACAATATCCATAAACCGCGCCACTGTCTCAGGCAGTGTGTCTATTGCAACATCAATCTTTGAGCAGGATATCATGCGTTGAGACTTGCTCCAAAAACCGAAGCAGTCATACATAGTCGCGCCGCCGAACTCATCGACAAACATTTCAACAACTTTCTGTTGGATAGGGACAAAAATGTCCCCACCTTCATTTGCATCTGGAATGACAATAGATGCCACCCTTGTTTCAATCTGTGCCATGTTAAGCATCCAACATTTTTGTCAGGTGACGCACTGTGCGCTGTTTCATGAGCGAGTGAGCCTTTGACAGGTTTTTACCAAACGCATGTGGCGTCTGCGTTTCTCTTGAGCCGCTATCAACTAATGGGTGGCACTCGTCATGCTGTGTTGACTTGTGGGTTACAAGCCAGCCACTTTCTTCAAAGCCCTTGCCATGTTTGAACCCGATGGCGCGTACTTCCCAAGCGTTCATATTGTCCTCATCGACATACTTTACCTGACGATATTTGCATTGAATAATCAAGCGAAGGCCAGATGGTGCATTGATAAGAGAGAAGCCGTTCAAGAATACAGAGCGATACCATGTAGCCCCAACGGTCACATAGTTTTTTATATTCCACTTGTTGCCGCCATCCTCAACATCAATGCCAACCTCACCACCAACTGATGTGTGAGCATGTGAGCGTTGAAATGCATTTCTAACTACATCAGATAGCCCTCTCTGACTCATTTTTTTAGCATCAGCCAATGGTGAATATGACTTTTTGTGTTTGCGCGCGCGG